AGTACGGATGCCGGACAAGCCCCGTCTCAGGGATATTGCCGAGCCACTTAAATATCGTGTCGATGGGCTTGCGTGCATACTCACCAAGCGATGCGGGACGGAGAACCTCGCGAGCCGCACGCCCGTGAACGGACGAAAGTAACTCGTTGTAGCCCTGCAGGTTCACCTCGATAGCCTCACGCAGCGCCAACGCTCCGGGTTCATCTCCCGTCGCTACGAGTCGCCGTACCTCCTCCGTCGGGAGGTAGCGGAACAGCAGGCTCTCAACGTCGACAACGTGACCCTCGATCTCGTTGCGCTTAATACGCATGTCACGCCGCCAGAAAGCGGCGTCACCGGAACGCGCCCAATCCAGAGCGTCATCCATCGGATTCGGTTTACCTGCAGCGATTGCCTTTAGCATTTGCTGCACCAGCGCGTCATTCTGAAACTGGATGACTGCTTGGTTTAACTCGTCGTAATACTGAGGATCTGTCGGCAGAACTTCCACATAGTTGCGAGCGTTTAGGACAAGATCCTGCTCCCGCATCAAAGACGACTCAAGGAACTGTTGGTTCGTCTGACCCATCGAGGATAGTTCCCGCAGCACCGGACCTTCCGGCCCACCGAAAGCCTCATACTCCCGGCCTTCGATCTTGCGGCGAGCGGTTGCTCGCTCCTTCGTCTGCATCTTCTTGCGACGAGAGCGGATCTGAGCGATGCGAGCCTTCTGCTGCTCCAGCGCCTCTTGCATGGCGACCATTTGCGGATCGTTCGCCTTGACGCCCTGCTCGATGTACTCCTCGATGCCTCGCTGCTGCTGCACCAAGTCATCGATCAGTTGCTCTTCCTGCTTCAGCAGGCGCTTGCCGTTAACCCGACGGTTTGACCACCGACCAGCGTTCTTTGGGAAGTTCACGCTCCACGCCGGGACACGGGAAAGCATTGGCAGCAAACCAATGGAAGCCATCGAACGAAGCCAACCCTCGGCGACGTTACGTTGCGTGTAACCAAGTCGCATCAACACTGACGCCTTCCACAGCGACACCGCTGTGTCCAGTCCACCCTTGTAAAGAGCGCCGCGACGCTTACGGGCGAAGTCGCGAGACGCCGCCATCAACGGATCCTTCTCATCAGCGAACTTCACGAGGATCTTCGCGGTTTGCTCCAGAACGCTCATGTCGAGCATCGGAACCTTGGTCTCCAACTGCGAGCGCAGTTGCGGGTCAACCCTGATCAGGTCGCCCTTGTCGTCCACCAAGTACGCGCGACCGCTACGGATCTTCTCAATCGAGTCCGCTCGACGCTCATCAATGAGGCGGTACGCCTCATCCAGTAACTCCCTGCCCGGAAGATTGTCAGGGTCCAGAGTCGTCGGGTTATCGGCCAACCGGCGCTGATACTCGGCTTCATCGATCTTGCCCTTGCGGTACAGGTCCGCTGCCTTCTTCTGCTCTTTGGCGTTCTTCTTCGCTACCTCAACCGCGTACATACGCTGGAACGAGCGAACCTCGATCTCCTTCACGGCAGTGAAACGCTCACTGCCGCCAGCAGAGTTACCCCACCTGTTCATCATCTCTGTCGTGAACTGTGGATCGTCGCGCAACATCTTTGAGTCAGAGAGTGCTGCCCTCATCTCATCCGATGAGTGGCCCACCTCAAAGCCACGAACATCAATCAGTCCAGAAGCTCGCGAACCTTTGATCCACGTCCACAAGCGAACCTTCGGCAAGTAACTCGACGCCCGGTACACCGTCTCGTGCATCAACGGCTGCGTGCCCGTGCGACCCACGTCGAGCAGAAGTTCCTCATACTCGTCAGGCGTGATCTTGCCTTGGTTCCGCGCCTGATCCAGATCGCGCTTGCGAGCGCGATTCTTGCGAGTGTTTGATGCGCGGCTGCCTTTACCGCGACGCCAAGCCGCCGCTATCCGCGCAGCCTTCGCGTTGTTCTGACCCCAGCGTTGGATCGGCTGGAACGAGTCTTCTGCCAGCATCACCGCGTTATCGATACCGGCGACGGCCTCGTCCAGTTCCAGCGACTTCAACAAGTCATCGAACACGGAGTCATTCGCACGCATCTGCGCGATGACATTGTTCGGGTCTACTGCCGCCTCTAGTGGCCGAGCGAACAACGCCGGGATCTTCGATGCTCCCTCTGACATCGCGAGCATTTCGTACTGGTCCGGTGCTGACGCACGGAGCATCTGCACGAACAAGTCAGCGCGAGTGTCCTGCAGTCGCTTGATGTAATTCGGGTCACCGAGGGATGCGCCAAGGAAGTTCAGTGCATCTTCCCTGTTGTTGATGCGAGCGCCAGTCTCAGCAAGAACGTCACGGTACGCGCCACGGAACTCATACAGGTTCGTCAAGTCATCAAACGAGCCGTCGACGATCTCGTCGGCCAGCACGCTGGCGCGGTTATTCGCGCCCATCCGTGCCGCCTCGATCTGAGACGTAGCCATCCGCGTGACCTGAGGGCCAGCGATGTTCATGCGCTTACTCGTCAAGCCACTGAACGCCAGAGAGTTACGGGGCATACCCGTGACCTTCTCGATGGCGCGACCACTACGACCGAAGTTCGTGCCAAGGCGAGCAACCTTCGTTGCCTTACCCAGCAACACCAGCGGGTCGAGGAAAAACATGACCGTCGTGTCGATCAGGCCGGAAGTCCAGTTGACGTTGAAGTCCTCGTCGAGGACGTTCAGGTTCGTCGGACCCCACTTGGATTGACGCACCTTCGGATTGAGGATGTTGTCCCCGGAGATCCGCGACTCAACGATCTGACCGACGGTCACGTCGCGAGCCTGCTCACGCGTTAAGCCAGCGCCAGTGACGTTCGACGCGAAGTACGAGTACTCGTCACCTACAGCGTCGTAGAAGTTCGTGAAGCCGCGAGCGGCTCCACTAGCCATCGGCCCGATCACCGGGACAGTAGAGAAGTCGTCGAACCAGAAACGATCAAAGATCGAGTCGTAGCCTTCATCCTTCTGCATCGCTGCGGCTTTCTGCCGAGCGATGCGCTGACGGTCAAGTTCCGCTTCGGCTGCTTCCGACTGCGCCTGCAGGTTCGTCCGACCGGGCGGTGCGTAGAGCGGCGTCAGTTCAGGCAGAGCCATTGGCTTGCTCCTCACCGATCAGACGCAAGAAACCGTCCCGCTCTTCAGCGGACTTCCAGTTGGTCATGCCAATACCGAAGACGATGCCTGTGGCGTGTAGGCCCAGAACATCCACCGCTGCTGCGATGTCTTCTTCAAGTGACGGCATTAGGCAAACGACCTCAAGTGGCGAACAAAGCGGACAAACGAAGTGGGAACACCGGGACGGTTAGCGGCCTGCTCAAGGGCAGGCAAGTACGCAGCGATCTGCGACGCGTCCATCGCGGACTGCTGCTGCGACGTTTTCGTCATTCCAATCGATGCTCGACCCGGCCCCGGCCCACGATCCATGCCAGAAGTGACCGGCTCATCGGGACGCTGTGTTGGAGCGTCAAGTGGCGTGATCTTTGGCATCGAGGCAGCAGCCATAGGTGCTGCACCCTGAATGCCACGCATCTCTTTCTGCTCCCCGTAGGCAGCATCAGGCATGTCCATTGGTGACTGCGACTTGATGCCGTCGGTGCGCTTGCTCTGCGCGCCGGGACCAGACACAGGTGCTGGGTTCTTCGGGGCGCGGTAACCGCCCGGACCTTCAGCCATTATGAAGCCCTCACAAACTGTCGTCGAGCCTTCTGGGCAGCGCCGCGATCACCCTGCTTGCCGAGTGCCTCCCGCATCAACTTGTTGACTTCGCGGCTGGACACGCCTTCCTTCAAGTCAAGGTTGCGGGTGGCTTTCGTTGCAGCCTTCTTGAACAACTGCTTGCCGATGCTCCCGCGCCACTTCTCGCGGCGATCCATCTCCTTCTTCCGGGCAGCCTTACGTTCTGCAGGCGACATGCCTTCCAGCTTCTTGCGGTAAGCCTTGCGACGGTTGAACTCCTCGCGAGTGATCTTGCGCCCGTACTTGTCGCGCAGGACAGACTTGGCCTCTTTGCTCTTCGGCTCTTGGTCTTTCTCTTCCGCCGCTACTGCTTCTTCCGCAGCCTCTGCCACGCCTTCCTCGGATACCTTCTTGACGTTTTCGTCCATGATCTGGTTAACAATCGTGGCAGAAGGGAAGGCAAGACCAGTCGCCCCAAGAACCATCATCCCGGCGAACTTTTTGCCTGCGTGCTTGGACTTCTCCCAGTTCTTCACCCGCGCCGCAAAATCCTTGTCAGACTCTCCAGCCCTTTTCTTCTCAGGCTTCGGACCGCGTGCGCCATATATTTCATTGGCGCGATCCTTGATCGCCTTCTCCTGCTCGGCCTTCAGGTAACCCTGCTTTGCGCGAGTGCTTTCCTTCGCCTTCGGCTTAATGACTCCACGCGTGGCTGCATCCATGCCACGCAAGCGTGCCTCTTCGGCAGTGCCCGGATCCATGTCGTTTCGGGCAGCGCGACCCCGCGCTGCAGCGTTGTCTCTTGTGGCGTCCTTCGCTACCTGCGTCGGGATAAACGACCGAGGTTTTTCCCCGCCTGAGCGTGGGTTCTCGCCACCGGAGCGGACATCCTCCGCCTTTGGCTGCGGATCTTTCGCCTTATCCTTCGGCTTGGCAGGCCCAAAGGGCTTCTTGCGAGCCTTGTCGTTCGTTGCCCCCGTCGCGTAGTCAGGCAACTTGGCTTTTTGCGTCTTCTTTTCAGTCTTCTTCTTAGTGGTCTTTTTGGTGGTTTTCTTTACCGTCGACTTCTTAGGAATCGGAATCTCCTCCGGCGTTTCCGCCGGAGTCTCTACTGGCTTCTCTTCCTTCTTCTGCTTCGGCTTACGACCCTTTGGAGTCTTCGCGGCAGGCTTCGCAGGCTCAGGCCCACGGTTCAAGAACGCGTAAGGGTTGTAGTCGGCTGAATCCGCGACGTTCGGCGTGAACCCCGGTATCTCGCTCGCGTCACCAGTAGGTGACGGGCGAGTCGCGAGATCATCCATGCGACGTTGCACGAACTCTTCGCGGCCCTCATTCCACTTCGCGAGCGCCTCCTCGTACCGAGCCTTCTGGCCCTTACCGGGGAAGTCCTTCTTCACCGGCTTCGGGTTGATCGCGTCGTAAGCGACCTCCGCCTCAGTCTGCGGGTTCAACGGCTTCTGGTTGCGCGACGGCTTTAAGCCTTGCTCGGCCAGTTCCTCACGCTCAGACTGCAACCCAGCAAGGCGCTCCCTGTCCCGCGCAACCGCTTCCGCTGCTGCACGGTCAGCCTCGGATCGAGTCATCGCGCCCCCCGTGCGACCAGACACAACCTCCGTGCGGTTACCGCTCGCGGCAAGATCAGTCCGAGCCATCAGGCTCTCGGTCCTAGCACCCAGCCTCGGGTCAACGCCTTCTTCCGCCATCACCTCACGCTGGGCTGCGTCCTGCCGCCGCTTCTCCGGGCTGTCGCGCTTGTCTTTGAACGCTTTTTCCGCCTGTTCCTTACGCGTTGGTGACGCGGTTTCTTTCAAACGGCGTTGCGTTTCCGCGTAGGCAGCCTGCTGACGGGGAGTGGTGAAGCCACCTCCACCGAAACGGTCGTAGTCAACATCACCGCTTTTCTTCAACGGAACCTTTGCTGCCTGACGCGCCTGTGCAGGTGTAACTGTCGGCACTGCCTCACCAGCAACCGGCAACCCCCCGGTATCGAGGGCAGTTTGTGGCCGAGGATCATCCGTGCGCGGAGTCCTACCCTCAGGGAAGCGAGCCGGTGGTGTGGGCTGCGGTGCAGGCGCCGGACGGTCTGGCATACGAGCGCGACCACTCTGCAGCAACGCCTGAGCGATCTTGTTCTTGTCACGCGCCCGTTGTGCATCAATCATTCTTTGAGGCTTAACGGGAGGCTTCACCTTCGATGCAACCTTTGACGTGCCCTTCGCTACCAATCCAGCGGTCTTACCGACAGGCAAAGGCACAACGCCAGCGGCAATGATCGCCGCACCCAGCGCAGGGGAAATGTCACCACGCTTAACCGCGTCAATCGTGTCCTGCTCCGTGAGGAACCCAAAAATTTCCTCGGCATCTCGGCGCAACTGCTCGGACCTAGACAGGGTCGACGGCATGATCTGGTCGACCTGCTCCTGCAGGCGTGCTTGTGACGCACCGATGCCACCACCCGGCCCGAATGTGGGCATCGATGAAGACGGGTATTGCCTCGCCATCGACGGTCGGTAGGTGCTGGCAGTCGGGCGGCTCTTAATGAACTGCCTGCCGGGTGGTTCTCCCCTTGCCATACGTTTCCTAACTACTTCTTCTTCTTGCCTTTTTCGTAATTTGGGTCGAAGAGGCCCGGATAGTTTTTGTTTCTCGCGTTACCGGGACCGAACGGGTACGTCCTGTTCGGCGGCTCACCACTCGGCTTCGGCTTCGGCTTCATCCTCCGCCGGTTCGGCCCCTTCGTCACCGTCTCGCCCTTGATGCGCTTCGCCTTCGCCACGCGCTTGCGGTAACCACGAGCGTCGTCCTCGTTGATGGCCTTCTTCGCGTCGGCCATGCCTTTCTTGGAGTAAGGGAACTTCTTCCCTCTTACGTTCGGCACTGCTACTTAAGTTTGTGGTTGTTTCCACCAACGGGCTTCGGATTGGAACCCGTGGCGACCTGACCTCCGCCAACAACACCACTTCCGGGGTTGCCCTTCGGCTGAATAACGCCTCCACCTGTAGGAGCCTTGCCCATTCCGCCTTGCTTTCCGATCATGTGTTTCTCCTCTATGCGGGAACTTGTCTGGACACTGCGCCAGACAGAACGGGCTTACCTGCGCCCGTCAAACCAGCGAGCAGCCGCTGCATAGGCGGTGGCGCTGGAAGAACTTCGTTTTGAACCGGCCCCTGCTCGGTGGCCGCTTCGGCTGCAGCATCCGGTGCGCCCATGTTGGGCAACTCGTTCGCCTCGGGCTGCTGCTGTTGCTCTGGAGGCTTCGGAGGCTCAAACGCTTTCTGCACGGCATCCTCCAAAGGAGTGCCCTTCTTGCGCTCATCGATGACGGTCGCCAACTGCTGCACGATCTGCGTCGGGTTCTGGCCCTGAGCGGCCATCTGCGGGATCGCCGCTGCCAGTGACGCGACACCAGCCTTCAGGCTGTCCCGCATCTCCTCCATGTCAATCGCCTGCTCCTCTTCAGCGGCGTTCAACTGGATCGGCAAGTTACGTCGAGTGAACGACCGTGAAATCAACTTGTCGCCTCGCGCCTGCAGCGCGAAAATCAAGGAACGGTTCGGGTCAAGACCCGCCATCAGCCCGTGGTTTACGGAGATCCCGTAGTTACCTTTAATGTCGGCTGATGGCCGGTACTTCAGCTTGTACTGAACGCCGTTAGCGGTGGCAGATACCTCGCGCTGTACCTCGCCGAAGTACGCTTCGTCGACGGCCAACGCGAGAGACACCGCCTCTCCAAGCGTCGCGCCCATGATCGACTGAGCGGTCTTGACCTGTGAATCGAAAGCGGCCTGCAGGGCTTTCACGCCCTGACCCGTCACAATCGACCCGTCCGCCTGCCCTGCTCTTGACTCTGGGAAGCGAGTACCGAATTTCAATTCTTCGGATAACAGGTTGTTCTCAGCGAACGCCATGCTCGGAATATCCAACGGGATACGCCGAATCTTCTCGGGAGAGTTGGAACGGATCACAGAGTCCGGCCCGATACTCAACTGCGTCACGTCCTGCGGCAAAGCCAGCGGAGCCTCAACGCTCTTCTGCGTCGCCTCCATCATCAGCAACGCGAGCCGCGCCTTCGCGGCGTACACCGGCAGCACGTCATCGAATTGACCCCGCGCCTCACCATCGAGGGACGGGCGCAAAGCAACAACGACAGGAACCCGACCAATGCGGTTAGGTGTCTGCGCCAGCACCAAGCCCTCGCGCTCCGGTATGAACATGACGCTGGTCTTATCGTCGTAATAACGGACGACATCCATCAACGTGTTCTCGTCCGTGCTAGCGAACATGCCCCGCCTCAGGATCTTGTTCGCATGCTCAGGGAACATCGCCGCGAGGTCACCGGCCTTGCGGCGGAACAAGTGCGCGTACACCTGCAAGTCACCGAAACGATCCATGTCGAAGTACGCGCCCTCGCACGACTCCACATGAATGTGAGGCCGCTGATCCTTGAAGTGCGGTTCTACGCGCAGCGGCACAAACCCATAAGTGATGAACTGGTCAGCGGCACGAATCAGGTTCGTACTCATCTTCGACGCGGCGACGTAATAGTTAGCGATCTTCGTGCGCTTATCAGCCTTCGTCCGGGCGTTCTCATCCAACGTCGAGTCACCCGAAGCGGTGATCGACGGCAACACGCCAACCTGCTCACTCAAGTCCTTCGCGACAACATCAATCAGGTTCGCGACAATCGGCTTCGACCACGTCCCCTCAGGGAACAAGCCCGGAAACACTTGCTCCGCGTGCCCAGCGCGAACAGCAGCGACCTCACGCATGCGCCGGTCACGCTCAGTGCTGCGCTTACGGATCGCCTCAAACTTCGCGAAGTAATCGGTCATCTACAGCCTTCCAACTGTTTGAGCCGTCGCCAGCTCGTCAAGGGAAACCACATAACGGGAGTCCACGTCGCCCCGCGACGCGAACTGATTAGGCAGGAACTGTGAAGCCCCACCCGCCTGAGCAAGCACTTCCCGCGCCACGATCTCGCAGAACCACAACGCCATGACGGCGTCCATCTTCAACTTGCTGCCCTTCACACCGGGCTGCCAAGTGATCAACTGCTCAATCAGTTTCTTAATGTTCTCAAAGTTGCTCGTGTCAGGTAACTCGACCAAGTTGTCGCCAGCGTGCTTCCACGTCTCCTGACCGTCACGCTTCGTCTTCGACCCAAACAACGGAGCGAGAGAAGCAACACCAAAGTCCGGGTGCGACTTGTTCGTGGACGTGTGATGAGGTCGATACGCGATCCCCCGAGTCGCCAAAAACGACCTGATCTCCTCATCCTGCGTCAAGAACAACTGGAACGCGTTCGACTCCACAATCACCGTGTGCGGCCTGAACTTGTCAGCCCACGAGTAAATCAACTCGCGGATAGCCGCCGGAGTCGGCGAAGGCATCACGTTCACATCAAGGACATACCGCTTCTGCGTCCGCCGATCCACCGCGTAAGCGACAGCAGCAGTCTCCCCCGCCATCGCCGGGTCAATCCCAATCACCCGATAAAAGTTCGACGACTCCTCCGGGTGACCTGCCGCACCGGATACCAGTGGCCCCGGCTTTCTCATTCCATT